TTTTGTTTATCTTAGTAACTTTTAGTTTTTCATGTACCATTGTTTTCTTCATAATAAACAAAACAATAGAAGCACAAAGACCACCAACCATAGCAGCTGCCATGCCACTGAATGTGCCATAGAAACATATCATTAATGTAACGGTAATCAATACGTCAACAAAAACGTCATGACCAATTGTTTTACGTCCGCCAGCTTTAAGCGCCAGCAAAAGCAGTCCTAGCGCGGACAGTATGCCTACTAGTAACATCATTCCTCCTTAGCCACATTAAATAGGCCATGTATGCAAATTGAATAAGTTCGATTAGTATCCACATAGCTGTGGTAACTGACGATACGATACTTCCCATTAGATAATCCTCCATAGTAAATAAAATATACAGCCGAGGCCAACCCCGACACCAAATAAAATCAACGAGTAATGAATACTAGTTGCAAGACCGAATAACAAAAACAATATAGCTGTGCCGGTCAACACAGACACGCCAAACTCTTGAACGTATTGCTTACATTTTGATAACTTCTCCATAAGGAGCCTCCTCTGCTTGTGTAGTTACCCAAAGCACTGGGTAATGTGGTTTGTCACCAAAGTCGTCTTGGCAAGCTTCAAGATCAGTCAAGTACACAAGAGCAGCAACATTAGGATGATGCTCATTGATGTATTCAATAACTGGATAAAAGCTTGTACCGCCTCGACCTTTGTATGTAACTTTGAGAGGCAATGATTCACGAGTATATTCAGTGACATCATTTACTTCTGCGTCACATTGTACAAACTGCACACGTTCAGGATTGAGCTCATGCAGTATGTACGAAGTTTCTGTGGTGAACTGTGTTAATTCATCATCTGATATAGAACCTGAAGTATCTACAGCGATTGCAATCTCTTCTAGACACGGATTGTGAAGCGAAGGTAAATACATACCAGATGCAATAAATCTTCTGTTTGGTCTAGCCCACGTAAAGTCAGACTTGTTATTACACCGTAAGAAACGTGCAAGCACATTCTTCCAATCTACTTTTGGTTCTGTAATATCAGAAACAATAGACTCCATGTTTGCGGACAGTTTACCTTGAGCTTTGGCTGCTTCTGCAGCCTGGTTAATTGCAACTTGCAAATCTGCTTCGATAGCGCTTTGCGTAGCTTGCGTACCGTCTGCACCTGCAGCGTCCAGCACACCACCACATCCACCGGCGTCACAAAATTCTAAGTCCCAGCCCGAAGGAGGTTCCGGTAGAAGATTGTAAATTTGCTCGGTAGACATGCCGATGTACTGATCATCTACAAGTCCGCCTTTCGGCAGAATAAAGCCCTCTGCAAGTAAATGATTGTTAATTGCATAATCTGCAGCTACATTCCATTTGTGTGGGTTACGTTCTTGTCTACGTGTGTGATGCATAAGAACAAGGTGCATAACTTCGTGTGCAAGAAAACCTACACGTTCTAGTTCTGTAAGTTTCTCAAACCAATTAGGATTGTAAAACAAATGCTTACCATCTACTGCGCCAGTTGGTTCTTCCCATTCAGTAGGCTTTTGTCTAAGGCACAAAGTACCAAAGAATGGGTTGTCTAGCACAAGACGGGATCTAGCTTTTACAAATAAATTATTCATAATTTTTTATACCAGTAAATTGCAATAACAGTCATTACAAATGATATTGCAGTAATTATTATTAAAGGATGTGTTTCCATAGTTATTTTCCTTGTGAATTAAGATATACATATAAAAGCAATGAAGCTGCTATACATATTGTTAAAATAGGTATTTCGCCAACCATTAGTCATCTCCTAATAATGCGTCTTCAAGCAGTGTTTCACGTAAGTCTTGCAGTTCATTGTCTGCAACTTCTGCAAGTTCTTGACGTCTAGCTGTACGGTCATCTTTCTCGTACATTTTTGTAAGCTTATCCTGTGGGACCAAGTCTTTCATGTACGGAGCAGCCTTAAGTAACTGATTTAAGGTAGAAAATCTGTGCATAACTTCTTCAAGTTTAGCTTTTCTGTCGTAAAGTTTACGTCTCAAATCAGAGTTGTACTTTTGTACTGTAATACACTCTACAAAAGTAGGATCTGTTGGCGGCACTTTAAGTTTGAAAGTACCATAGTCAGACATAAAAGAAGGCACATCTACAGAACCACAAGGTAATCTATAACTTTGAGTTTGTGTATCTTTATCTCCGTCGTCATCAACAGTTGTTATTTCAGACTGTATTTCAACTTGATCAATGTCACTTACCCTCATTTGATAACCCCAAATGTTTTTGAACATTTCTTGGGTACGATTAATTTTGTCAATAACACCATGCTCATCAAGAACTTTGTATCCGTCACTAGGATACTCCTTGTCTGGTGTAGTATTTTTAATTTTCTTTTCAGCAGCCTCAAGAATATCTTCTTTGAGTCTTTCTGATAATCTAACTGTTTTCATATAACCTCCTATAAAACAACATTAGCATTGTCAACGATCCACTTACGCACATCGTTGTGTGATTTGAGTTCTCTGTTTTTGGCAAGACAACCTTTGACTAGAACAACTTGAAACTCAACAGGTATCTTTTTGTTTAGCTTCATAATGTTCTCCATAAGATCATCTTCTGCTCTAGCTGCCACAGCAGTAGATAGAGCATACAATAAAGCTGGATTGTCATCTTTTTTGTACGTAGATGGGTCTTTAAGCAACTGATCAATATCTGGTAGCTTGGATGCAATCTCTTTGAATGCAACAAACTCACCAGCTGGACCGTCACCTACTAGAGATGACACACCAAAGAATAAACGTTCAGGATCTGTGTTGGCTCGCGACATTTTTTTGCTGACCATTGACCAAGCACGTGGTGTTGGAAATGCATATTCATCTGCATTGAAGTTGGATAGCAAGTTGGGTCTGTACTGAATAAACGAGATAACATCTGTATCTAGATTGTTTTGATATGCCCACTGTACCCAGTCATCGAGCGACGGTTCAAGTTCATAGTGTGCAAGCCTGTTTCTGACTGGACTTGGCATTTGATAAACAGCTGCTGCGTCAGTCAATCTGTTGCCCGCACATACAATCTGCCATCCTGGTGGCAACTTGTACTCACCGATCTGTTTAGTCAACAACAACTGCAAGAATGCGTTTTGTGTTGCTGGCGGTGCAGTTGGCAACTCGTCAATAAACAAAATGCCACGTGGACCGTCTCGTTGCTCGATGGGAAACACATCAGGCACAGCCCATGATGTAAATCTTTTACCAGTTTCTTTTAGTTGCTTAATGTAGGGGACGCCACGCACATCAACAGGGTCGAACAGGTTAGCACGAAAATCTATGAGCGGGACTCCTAGCTCTTGTGCTACCTGTTCGGGTATCTCGGACTTACCAATGCCTGGACCACCCCAGATCATTGCTGGGTAGCCTGCATTGATGCAGTCCTTGAGTTCATCTTTTAGTTTGATTGGATTGATTGAATGCATAAATTCCTCCTATAATTTAATACCAACACTCGTAATACACTTGTTTGCCCTCTTCGAGCCATTTAAGTGCCTCTTTACAAAACTCTAAATCTTGCATTTTATACTCTTTCATAGATTCTTCTTGGAACTGCTGTCCCCAAAAGAAACCGTCTGCACAAAATGGAAGTCTGTTTGACGAGACAGCATTTTGTAACTCAAGCACATCTTCTTTGTTAAGAAATAGTTTTGTACAATTAAACTCGCAACCCATTACACCAAACTCAGGTATTTTGTTTTTCTTTGAATAATATAAGTTACGCATAAATTCTTGTAGCCTGGCATGTTTACGCCAGTCGAAACATTTATTGTTGTTGTCTTCTTCTTGAAAAAGTTCAACAACATTATCTTCTTGCTCTTTGTTTTTTTGTGGTTCAAGCCAACCACCATATTGATCTAATCCCATAATTACCTCCATGGATTAATATATTATACTCGCCGTAACAAACCTCACAGTGCGACACCGTTACGAACCTAGACTGCCTAACCTCAACGGACGACACGTCACGGCGACATGCGCAGCCATACTAGCCACAACTGCCTTACAAAAACATACCGGACAATACGCTGCCGAGCCTGGACGAAACTGCCTTACTTTAACAAAACGAAACGGACCTCTCCTAGACAAACCTTTCCATAACTGCCTTGCAGCACCTCAGAATACCTAACGGCGACCAACCATAACTGCCAAAACTTACCCAACCAGCACTCACCTCAGCATGACGCACGCCGCCCCAACTGCCAAAACATAGCTTGACCCACCGAAACTGGCCTCAACCAGACTCGCCATAACTGCCACAACATACGCTTGCCGGAACCGACCTGACCTTGACGAACGCCGACTGCCTAGCCTGTTTTACGCAATGTTTTTGCACGTCTGGCTATTGCTTTCTTAGCTTGTTCGAGTGCGTCTTTAGTAGCACCTTGAAGTTGCTTCATAGCCATGAGCTGCATTTCAATACGTTCAATTCTGTTTTCAAGCTGTTCAAATATTTGAGCAGCTAGCATGTCATCTGATATAGCGTCAGGCACATGCACAAACCTCGCAGGCATATCCTCTTCATTAATGCTAACGAAAGCATGAACAGTCTTTTCCTCGTGAGGTGTAATAGTAACCTTTGCTCGTACAATTAGTTTGTTAGCCTGGTGCAGACGCCACTTTTTAGCAGCGTCTGTTTCATTCCAGTCAAAGTAATTGTGCAAAGGATGTCTTTTCTTTGTCGCTTCTTTAAGTACATTGGCAGCTGTTAGCTCGCCATACTTATCTTGAATAGACAATAATTCTTGCACTAGATCCATATTAGGCTCCTACTTGAAAGGTACCAAAGGTACCGTTTTTCTCTGGTCTCCATTCGCCTACGCCAACGGTTTGACCACCATGATTGAGAAGATTTGCAATCTGATCAATCGAAATCCTATCTGCGTCATATCTGACATCTAGACTTGCTGACCAGTTTCTGAACTCTGGTCTGAATCTCAAATCTTTACCAGTCTTGACATTGACTGGGTCCTTACGCATGACAGGTTTGTTGCTCTTGAGCGATACACATTCTCCGTCAGGTGCGTTTGGTAATACAAAGAACAATGTTCTTGCGTCAGTCATTGCAAGACCGATACCTTTACCAGCTCTCACTGCGCACTGTTTGAATGCAGATGCTGGAAAGCCAAAAGTTCCGTCAGATTGTTGATAAGCAGATTTAATATATTCTTTCTTTGGGTCGAAAGCTGTACGAGCGGCATTAACTTTTGTTTTTTTACCAGCTCTTACATCTGCCATTTCCTGTATAACAGTCTCTTTCATTTTGTTTTGAATAAGAGGTGTGAGACCTGTTATCTTTAAGTTCACCGTTTGAAAATTAGGTGGGTTAATAGTTATTTGCTTTGTAGTCATAAAATCCTCCTTACAACTAAAGTGGGGACCGAAGCCCCCTGGTTAATATCAAGCAGCCTCGAATACATTTTTAGTGTGTTCTTTGGTTGCATTGTTTAGCTCTGTGGAAATCATTACAGACGAGTCTGCATGTTGTTTGAAGTTCCACTCAGCCAATCTTTGTTGGCGTCTCTCGATTTCGTTTTGAACACGAAAGTCTTTGAGGCCTAGATCTTGAAGACCGAAGTCTTGTCCAATCAATCCAACAACAGCTGAAAGCATTCTTGCTTTACGACCGAGACCAAACATCTTATCTTCACGCTCAATCAACCATGTAGGTAAATCATCGTTCGGATTAGCTAGTTCAGTTTCTTCTTTGTATTCGTATGCAATAGATGCAAACTCAGCCCAAGTTCTAGTAGTCAACTGTAAAAAGTTGATACCAGTAGATTGCGGGTCAATCTCCAGTAACGGTAGAAGACCGTCCGCAATTGTTTGAACTTGTTGAAGGTAGTAAGTTTCTTCCTTTTCTCTTTGTTCATCGTCCTTTCCATTGAAAGTCATAGGTGTATTCTTTTTAGACTTGAATACTTCCATGATTCCGTCCACTCTTGACTGTTGAGCAATTGGTTTGCTGTCGTGGTCAAGTGCGTATTTTCTGTAATAGAAGTCAGGCAAGTGGACTGCGTCCTGCTTGTCTCGTGCTTCTGAACCCTCTGGATCACCACTGGTGTCCGGAGTATACATTGACTCGTGTGTTTCGAGTTCGTTTACCAGTTCTGGTCCAATTTCTTGGTCAGCTGGATCAAAATGGTCTACTGTGTTTCCCATAAATTCCTCCTTATGGATATATTTTTATTAATTTCAATTCTTCTAATAAGATTTTTTAGATACTTACTAGATTCATCAGCCTCAACTGGCCCTCTCATTTCGCTTCTTTCAGCTTTTTGAAGAACCTCTTGAGGAATACTCACTTCATTGTTAATACTCATAAAAACCTCCTTATATAGTATTTACACAAACCCTACTCGCGACGCGACAAAGCGTAGCGACTCGCGTATGCACACTTGCAGTTGCTGGCTGTTGTTGTGCCGAGCAAATGACGCCGTACGGCTACGGATAGAGTAGCGAGCGACCGAACGCGCAGCGTGGGAGTCGAGCGGTGCGCCAAAGCGCAACTCCCGTAGCAGGGTAGGCGAGCGAGGTGGCACGGGCACCGTGCCCCGAGCGTTCATCGCGAGGCACATACACTGTTTTAACCAGCATAAAAAAAGGGAACGCTACCTAAGTAGGGTTCCCTTATTATTAGGTGGGGGACTTTCTCATTTCCCCCATGGGTGTTCGGTAACCAACCCCATGTGTGTTCAATTAGGCGTCACATGGTAGCCTTTTGATACCATACGAAGATGCTCAAATCAGGAGTTATTTTTTACCTGCTTCTTCTTCGCTTCGGTCATCTATTGTTGACCTTGAAACAGTTACGGCCTCTTGACCAGTAAATGGGTCAACAATAACTTCTGTTCTACAAAGCAAGCACGGTTCAACAATCCTCAGCTGGTCGCCAATTAAGAGTGCCCCACATGTGGGACACTCTAAAGTTGCCGTGTCTGTATTAGACACCTGGCAACTCTTGTTGAACGCCATTGCTGGCTGTTGGTTGTGCCGAAGTATCTTTCGACGCAATCTCTCTCATGAAGACAGGATATGGTCTGCCAGTTGATGGGTCAACTGGAACAGTCACATCGTCCCAACATGTATAACTACCGTCTTTGTTAGTAGTTGCTGTGCCGATTTCTCGACTTCTTTGTTTCCCGTCTTTACCGGGGATTAAAATGTATCTTGAATACATAAGTTTCTCCTTATAATTATAAGATTTAGTGGTTCGATACGCCCGTATCAAACTCACACTCACACCCGAAACGCCACCAAGCGGACGCGACTGGCGTAAAAATTATGGTTCCACTGGTTCCACTTGGTTCCACGAGTCGTGGAACACAAATAGCCCAGTAAAAACGCTAGTTCTAGGTTATGGTTCCATTGGTTCCATTACTTTTAGGTTTATAAACCTTTAACAAATAACCACGGTCCACGGTCCGCTACAAAACTCTGTTTTGATTTACGCGGAACCGTGGAACCAAAGTCCCTCCGGGAGCACATAACGACGCATTGGCACGCCGTTTGCGGTGGTTCCATGAAGCGGTTCCACATCGGCACATGTCCGTGGAACACGCGGAACCAATCATGCACGCAAGGTGCACCTGCTCGCAGACGCTCGCAGACACTGATGATAGTAGTAGCACGCACGCATGATAGTAGTAAATAAAAAAAAGAAGGGGGCTGGACGCCCCCGATAGTTAAGATTGCTCTCTATTGGATAAAAGTTTATCCCAATTAACTGAAACACCTTGTTTAGCTAAGTCAACTTCAATCTTCTTTTTTAGATAATGTTGATTAAGCTTAAGGTATATGCTCCATATTATTACGATAGGAAGTAATATAATACCTATCGTAAATGTTATAGGGTATAAGATTAACTCCAAGAAGAATGCCTTAATAGGATTTTTTTCTTTATACGCTAACCACATGATACTGTATCTCACGATACGCCACACTTGTAGCTAAACCAGACTGCTGAACCATAACCAATTGATGATAGTCCAAGTAAGAACCATATAAATAATTCAAACATGCTGTGGTAGTCTGGATACCATATAAAGTCTAATGTCATCCCAGTAAACAATATTGTTGATACTAGGAATAACGCGAATACAAGTATATTAAGAAGTAGCTTCATTCTTTTTGTCCCCCATAAATGGAAAAGTTAGTTGTTTAGGCTCTTTGTCCTTTACCAATTCTTCTGTATAACCAGCTACGAGTTCCTCTTTAGTAGAGTTGATAGCCTTTTTTACATTAGGTAATTTGATAGACTTAACAGCCTTTTGTAAATGGTAACTGTATTTACCAATGTTTCTAGATATATTCATTTGTTTCTCCCGGACTTATGTCCTATAGAATATAGTTAATATGATAGTAGTTGCTAGTGCCTGCTCCTGAATTAACCAAATTAAATATTACTGTAGTAATGCGTTACGAGTCTGACACTAACAAATACACACACCTACCTGAACCGTCACCAAGCGTAGCGACTGATGGTTTGCCCTTAAGCGATGGCTAGTGAGTGGGCGAACTAGACATCAAGATATAAACAATAAAATGCGTGACAAGGTTCCAAACGATGAAACGCTAAAAGCTGTTTAGAAAGTGAATCGGGTCGGGACTGGGGTCTGTGATGATAGAGGAGAAGATGTGAGAGCGATATATTTAACATTTTTCAAAAAAAATTTTTCAACAAAAAATTTACAAGTCATACCTCTATGTGTTATTTTTAGCACATGAGCTTACTAACTTCACAAGCAGTTGAAGTAACCGACGAAGACAGAATTGAACTTCAGTCCCATTTTCCCTACGCCGGAGTAAAGTTGTCCGAGCTTTCGGTCCAAGAAGAAAGACTAATTTTATATTTTTTACGTGGCATGAGTAAGGCGGCCGCGGGTCGTGCAGCGGGGTACAAGAACCAGGATTCAGTGTACGAAGTTTTTAAAAAACCAAAGGTACAACAAGCTGTTCGATATCTAAGAGAAGAAATGCGAGAAGAGGTAAAGTTTGATCGTACAACCGCGACCCAAATGTATTTAGAAGCTCACAGAAAATCCGCGACTTCTACCGAAGAAAAAAATGTTGTCGATTCTTTATGCAAGCTCCACGGTCTATTTGCACCCGAGCAAGCAACTCAAGTTAACATAAACGTAGACAAATTAGAAAGATTAGAAAGGCTACCAGACTCAGAACTGTTAAAGTTAGCTGGAGTAGATACACAATATTTAGAACCTAAAGGAGAAGATAATGACTAGTAAATATGATATGGCTGCCAGGGCTAGAAAAAAGAAACGTAAAGTTAAAAAAATGAAAGGTAAATTCCCAGATTTAACTGGGGATGGAAAAGTAACATTTGCTGATATCTTAAAAGGTAGAGGCGTAAAAAGAAAAGGAAAAAAATAATGAGTACTCATAGTAAAAAGAAAAAAACTTCAATAGAAGGTGGGATGAAAACTACTACCTATGAAAATTTAAAGTCTAACCAAGGCGGTGCTACTGGTAGGTTCGGTGGTATGGATAGCCCGGGTATGAACCCAAGCAAGAACACCCCAAAAAAGAAGAAAAAAAAGAAAAAACCAACTGTCTTTGGCATGAGCGCAAAAGATATAAAAAATAAATTTAAGAAAAGTTACGGCGGAGCGTAAAAATGCATTGTAAAGGAATAAATGCCCCGCACCCAAGCAATATGAAAAAATTTGCAAAAAAAATGAATAAGTATAAGAGCATACCAAAAACAGGAGGTAAAAATGCCAGCAAAAAAAAGAAAAACTACTAAAAAGAAAAAAAGTGGAGCTACACCAACTAATCCTAGCTTATATGCAAGGGTAAAAGCTGAAGCTAAACGGAAGTTTAAGGTCTATCCTTCGGCATACGCCAATGGTTGGCTAGTTAGAACTTATAAAAAACGTGGTGGCGGCTACAGATAATGGCTAAGCCCACCGGTGGCCTAACCGCATGGTTTGGAAAGGGCCCCAAGGGCGATTGGGTTGATATTGGCGCCCCAAAGAAAAAGGGTAAATATCAAGCTTGCGGTAGAAAGTCCGCAAAAGGTAAAAGTAAACGTAAGTACCCGAAGTGTGTACCACGTTCCAAGGCTCGGTCTATGACTGCGGCCCAACGTAAAAGCGCAGTAAAGAGAAAACGTGCAGCAGGCAACCCAGGTGGTAAGCCACGTAACGTAAAAACTATAGTTAGGAAAAGAAAACCTGCAGTAAAAAGGAGGACCCGTGCCAAGAAAAAGAGATAAAATGCCTAAAAGAAACAAAAAAAACTTTAGGCCAACAAAAGCTGGCGCTGGAATGACTAGAGCAGGCGTAAAAGCCTACAGAAGGAAGAATCCAGGGTCAAAATTAAAGACTGCAGTTACAGGAAAAGTTAAAAGAGGCTCAAAAGCAGCAAAAAGACGTAAATCTTACTGCGCTAGAAGTGCAGGACAGATGAAAAAGTTCCCAAAAGCAGCAAGAAACCCAAATTCTAGGCTAAGACAAGCGAGAAAACGATGGAAATGTTAGCAAACAGCAATGTTACCGAAAAACAAAAAGCAAAATATGGTAAACAAAAAAACGAAGACAACAGAAGAGCTGTAGAAGCTTATTTGAGAACAAAAGATTTAGAAGATACTGCTATATTTGGGATTATGGGAGTCATAGACAAAGAAACTGGGGGCTCTTTTGATTATCAACAAAAACAATACGACGGTCCAGGGTATGGTTTGTTTCAATTAGATCCGGGTGGGGATCACGTTAATCAATATAACAGGTTTTTAACAAAAGCTGGTAAACAAGACTCTATGGAGGCCCAACTAGATTATTTTATAGATAGTATTTTTAACGAAAAAAGCGAGGCTTTAATATCAAACGGCGCAGGAAACGCTAGAGAAATTAGAAAAGCGTTTAACTCTGGGGATGTTAACCGAATAGTTGCAGAAGTAACAAACCGATGGGAAAGGCCAAGAGATTATATAGATAGAGAAAAAGAAGGACTAAATAAACATGGTATAGAGTATGACCTTGCTTACCAGAACAACATATTTGAAAGGACCCAAAGGGCCAACCAAGCTGCTATTTCTTCTGGTTTAGACAAGATACCTGGTAAATTTAAACCGGACTTTACCTCTACTCCTGCACAAGTTAGACCTGAAACAGAAAATAAATATGCACTGCATTTTGATTTTGTTTTACCTATCTGGCAAGGAGGAACTAAGTCGTTGGAAGAACGAGATGGAAGGTTTGATGTAGAGGCTAAGTTTGCAAGAAACAAAATTAGACAAGGTGCTGGAGACGGCAAAAAAGCTGACAAAGCTTTAGATTTAATAGCAAATGACACCACACAAATTACAGAAAGAGACGGAAAATTTTGGATATTGCCATCTCGTAACTTAGAAACTGGAGAAAAATTTACAACAGATGAAGAAGCTTATTCTGCAATAGGGCCTGCTATTAGAGATGGTTCTGTAGTAGGATATGATTCAAGAGAAGAAGCACAAAATGACCAAAAAACAATATTTAAAAAACTAATGAAGGAATATAACCCCTTCACATAACTAAAAGGAGAAAAAATATGCCAGGGTATATGTACGGTAAGAAAAAACCGATGAAAAAAAAGAAAAAAAAGGCTACAAAAAAGAAAAAAACTTATAAATATTAAGTAATGGAGCATCAAAAAATAGAATGCTATAAGTGTAAAAAACTTTTAGCAGATAATCTCGTATTACCTAAAGGGTTATGCGTGTATTGTGCTGCCGATGAGGCAGATCAGCTTCCTCAACCCCAAAAACAACCTAAAATAGATAAAAAAGAAGAAAATGCACAAATTCGTGCAGAACAAGAACTGGCAATGCGTATTTTGTCAAGAAAACGTATGTTGCCGTTTGTAGAAAAATTTAACCCAGATTATCAAGCGGGATGGGTCCACAAAGATGTCTGCAGAAGGCTAGAGAAATTTAGTAAAGATGTAGCAGAGAAAAAATCTCCCAGATTGATGCTATTTATGCCCCCTAGGCATGGTAAATCTACTCTAGCTAGTATAGCCTTTCCCGCTTGGCATCTCGGACGTAACCCCGGCCATGAGTTTATAAGTTGTTCGTATTCTGGTTCGTTAGCTATGAGTTTTTCTAGAAAAGTTAGACAGGTACTAAGAGAACCTAATTATAAAAATATTTTTGAAAATGCAAAACTAGATAAAGATTCTCAATCCGTAGAATCTTGGCAAACAACCCATGGAGGAGGTTATGTAGCAGCTGGTGTAGGTGGTGGTATCACAGGTAAAGGTGCACACGTATTATTAATCGATGACCCGGTAAAAAACAGGGAGGATGCAGAGTCTGAAAACAATAGAGAAGCCACGTGGGACTGGTATACCTCTACTGCTTACACAAGGCTTTCCCCTGGTGGCGGTATACTAGTCATTTTGACAAGATGGCACGATGATGATTTAGCAGGTAGGCTTCTACAGCATGCAGAAAATGGAGCAGACGAATGGGAAGTAGTTAAATACCCTGCGATAGCAGAAGAGGACGAAGAGTTTCGTGCAGCTGGAGAACCCTTACATCCTGAACGTTATAACTTAGAATCTTTAGAAATGATACAAAGAGCTATTGGGCCTAGAGATTGGACAGCGCTATATCAACAGAACCCAGTATCAGATGAAGGTGATTACTTTACTCGAGATATGGTTAGATATTACGAGCCAGATGAAATAGATTATGATAGACTTCGTTATTATTGTGCGTGGGATTTAGCTATCGGGCAACGAGACAGGAACGACTATTCTGTAGGTTTGGTAGTAGGAATTGATGAGTACGATAATATGTACGTAGTTGACCTCGTTAGAGGTAAATATGATGGTTATGAGTTAGTAGAAAAAATATTAGATTTATATGAACAATGGAGACCTGGTATTGTTGGTATTGAAAGAGGCCATATTGAGATGGCTATCGGGCCGTTCTTAGAAAAACGTGTAGCAGAACGTAGACTCCATTCTGCATATTTTAAAGATTTAAAAGTAGGTAGACGTGATAAAGAAGCAAGAGCTAGAGCTATACAGGGTAGAATGCAACAAGGTAGAGTTTATTTTCCTGCAGACTCTGTTTGGACGGGAACCTTGGTTGCTGAACTTTTGCGTTTTCCTAACGGGGTGCATGATGACCAAGTTGATGCTTTGGCCTGGGTCGGTCTTATGATTATGGAGTATGCTACATTTTATGAAGCTCCAGAACATGTACCTTCTTGGAGAGATAGGTTAGAATTAATAGCAAAGGGGCCGAAAAAGAAATCGGCAATGAGTGCGTAGATGGCATATAAAAGTAAAAAACCAAAAAAGAACCTTACTAAAGCAGAGGAACTTACTTTAGCAAAAAACCAATGGAACGCATATTCACGTGCAAGAGATCATGGACATGAAGAGTATGTACACATGGCTAAAAAATGTGATATGTATTATAGAGGTGATCAATGGGATGAGTTTGATATGCAACAACTCGATGACCAAGGCAGGCCCGCTCTAACCATAAACACTATTTTACCTACAATCAACGCTGTGCTAGCAGAGCAAAGCACTAAAAAAGCGGATATCCAATTTAAACCTAGGGGTGGCGGTAACCAAGATTTAGCAGATGTCCTTACTAAAGTTTATGCTCAAATAGCAGATAACAATAAACTTGATTGGATAGAACAACAAGTTTTTTCTGATGGTCTCATTCAAGACAGAGGTTATTTTGATGTTCGTGTAGACTTTGATGATCATGTAAATGGTGAAGTCCGAATAGAAGCAAAAGACCCCTTAGACATACTTATAGACCCAGACGCTAAACATTATGACCCAAAAACTTGGAATGAAATATTTGAAACTAAGTGGATGAGTATAGAAGAAATAGAAGAAGTTTATGGGCAAAATAAAGCAGATAAGTTAAGACTGTTAGCAGAAACTGGTACAACTTTAGGTGCCGACTCTATGGAATTTGAAGAGTCTAGATATGGTGACACAGATGAATATAATTACGGACAACAGTATCCTGGTGATCCGGAGAACGCACGAATGCTTAGGTCTATTCGTGTTATAGAAAGACAGTATTACAGATTAGATGATTGTATGTACTATGTTGATTCTGTAACAGGAGACAAAAGAAAAGTACCAAACTCTTGGAGTAAAAAGAAAAGAGAACAATTTGCAGATGATTATGGTTTAGACATTATTTCTAAAAAAATGCGACGCGTCCGTTGGACGGTGACCGCAGATACCGTAGTGTTATTTGATGATTATTCTCCGTACGACCACTTTACAATTGTTCCTTACTTTCCGTATTTTCGACGTGGCAAACCTTTTGGCATGGTGCGAAACTTATTATCACCACAAGAACAACTTAACAAAATAACTTCTCAAGAACTGCACATTGTTAATACGACTGCAAACAGTGGGTGGGTTGTAGAATCTGGTTCTTTGTCTGGTATGACCCCAGATGATTTAGAAGAACACGGCGCAGAAACAGGATTAGTTTTAGAATTTAACAGAGGCTCTACTCCCCCATCTAAAATACCACCTAACCAAATACCTACAGGTTTAGATAGGCTTGGACAAAAAGCTGCAAGAAACATAAAAGAGATAAGTGGTATTACAGATGCTATGCTTGGTATGGATAGTCCAGAAGTATCTGGAGTTGCTATAAAACAGAAACAAGGCAGAGGGTCTTTACTACTACAAGTACCTTTAGATAATCTTGCTAAAACTAGACAATACCTAGCAGAAAAAGTATTACATATGGTACAAACTTATTATACAGAAGAACGAATAATACAGATAACAGATGAGTCTGACCCTTATAAACCTAGAGACAAATTAAAAATAAATGAAATGACCCCAGAAGGGACTATTATTAATGACCTTACTATAGGTGAGTATGACGTTGTTGTTGGTACCGCTCCTGCTAGAGATAACTTTGATGAAATGCAATTTGCTGAAGCTATTGAACTTAGAAGCGTAGGAGTACCAATACCAAATGATATGATAGTAGAATATTCACATTTATCACGTAAAGCGGATATTGCAAATAGAATTAGGCAGTTGGAAGGAACTGCACCGCCTACTGAACAGCAAGTACAATTACAACAGTTCCAAATGGAATCACAAATTAGAAGTACGCAACTTGAGATAGCTAAATTAGAAGCTGAAGTTACTAATTTACAAACTGCCGCAGCTCTAAATGCTGCTAAAACAGAACAAGTTTCACAAGAACCACAGTTGAAGGTTGCTGAATTACAAAGTAAACTACAAACTAAACGTGAGGAACTTTCTCTACGTGAAAGGCTATCTGCTTTAACAAACGATATGAGAAAGAGCCAAACTGATACTGCAGCTGCGGCCAAAATGGCAGCTGCGGCCATGAAAACCACAGGAGGTACTAACTAATGGCTAAAAATAAAGAAACAGAAAATTCAACAGATGACAAGGTAATGCTAGATGGCATACCAGGCGCTGACAAAAAAACAGCAGAAGATGCAGAAGGTTTTAAAGTAGATTTAAACTTTGAAGAAGAACCTAAAGCAGAAGAAGAAGTAGAATTTCCAAAGGAGGCGGAAGTTGAAGAAGTCGAAGAACTTAAAGCTGAAGAAGAACCATCAGAAGAAACTGAAGAGGCAACAGAAACAGAAGAACCTGAAGCTGAACCAGCAGTTGCAGAAGGTGAAGGAGAAGAAACAGTATTGGAAGACAATGACTCAGATCCACAACCGGTTGCTGAAACAGTACAAGAAGGAACTAATGAAACAAAAGAACCTATGATACCTAAATCTAGGTTTGACGAAGTTCTTGCAAAACAAAAAGCTTTAGCTAAACAATTAGAAGAAGCAACAACACCGGTTGAAACTATAGATAAAGCTGTAGATTATGATTTTGCAGCTAAAGAAATAGAGTACCAAGATCATATCTTGAATGGAGAAGCACAAAAAGCTGCAGAGTTAAGAGCAGAAATTAGAGATGCTGAAAGAAAAAATATGCTGTTTGAAGTTCAAGAACGTATGGGAAAAACTGTACAACAAAGCACAGAAGCTGTAGCTTTGCAAAATAAAGCTGCTGAATTACAAGCTGCACATCCAGAGTTAGATGAAACAAGCGCTACTTTTAATGAAGGTTTAACTCAAGAAGTTATGGATTTAAGAGATGCTTTTATGATACAGGGTTTTTCAGGAGCAGATGCTTTAGATAAAGCTGCTAAATATGTAATTAAACCTAACTTATCAACAGAAGAACCAAAGAAAGATGTAGTTAACGAAAAAATAGTTGAGAAGAAAAAAGTAGCTAACACTACTAAAAAATTAGAAGCTGCTGAATCTCAACCTCCAACTTTAAAAGGTAAAAGCAAAGTTGATAAAAAAATAGATTTAGATGTGTTATCCACAGAAGAGTTTGACGCGCTACCAGAAGAAACTTTAAAAAGAATGCGTGGCGATTTCGGATAAACTGTGGTATAAATGAAATAAGTTCGCACGCCAAAGCGATATTTGGCCTGGGTCGTTCCAGTAAAAAATCGTTTCCGCCTGTTAGTGCGCAAAACTAACCGGAGTCGTAATCCGCAAATAACGAGAGCGTTCCCCCTACGACAGTGGGTATACGGATAGGTAGTCGCTCCAAAAGACGACTGGTTTTAACAACTCTTGATAAGGAGAATTATTATGGCAAATACTAATTTTGCCGCGTTGACCAGTGAACAATTAACTATCTGGTCGCGTGATTTCTGGCGTGTCGCTAGGAACATGTCCTTCATCAACCAATTCGCAGGTAGCGGATCTAACGCTATGGTTCAGACTATATCTGAACTTACCCAATCAGAAAAAGGGGCTAGAGCTGTATTAACACTTTTAGCTGACATGACTGGTGACGGTATTGTTGGAGACAACACCTTAGAAGGTAATGAAGAGTCATTAAGAGCCTACGACATCGTTGTACAACTTGATCAACTAAGATTTGCGAACAGACTTTCAGGTAGAATGAATGATCAAAAATCGGTTGTGAACTTTAGGGAACATTCTAGAGATGCTCTTGCTTACGCAATGGCTGATAGAATTGACCAATTAGCATTCTTAACTCTAAGTGGTATTGGTTACACACTTAAGAACAATGGTGCATTAAGACCTGTTCAAAATTCTGGACAAAATCTTGGTGACCTTGCGTTCTCAGCTGACGTAACTGCTCCTACCTCAAATAGACATAGAAGATTTGACGCTACAAATGGTATCGTAGCTGGTGATGTTACTGCAACTGTTGCAGCTGACAAACTAAGCTATAGCGCTATTGTAGACTTAAAAGCCTATGCTAAAGACCAATATATGAGAGGTCTTAGAGGTGCGGGTAACGACGAGACATACCATCTTTTCGTGACACCACAAGTAATGGCTGACCTAAAACTTGATTCAGACTTCCTTGCTAACGTAAGACAAGCTGGAGTAAGAGGGCCAGGTTCAAGCTTATTCTCAGGTTCTTCCAGCCTTATGGTTGATGGAATCATGGTGCATGAGTTCAGACATGTGTTTAACACATCTGGTGCTACAACTGGTACATCATCAAATGCTGGTGCTGCTGGGTACAAATGGGGCGCTGACGCTGACGTTAACGGTTCTGCATGTTTATTCTGCGGAGCTCAAGCATTAGCGATGGCTGACATTGGTATCCCTGAAATAGTTGAAGATACATTTGACTATGGAAACCAAAATGGTATATCAATTGGTAAAATATTTGGTCTTAAGAAGCCTAAGTATAACTCTGACCACACAGGTCAAGTCGAAGACTTTGGTGTAATTAGATTAGATGTCGCATACTAATTGTGATATATTTTATGGGTGGTTAATTATGACCACCCATATTTAATAAGGAGTTTAAAAGTGAAAATAATTTCTAAGGAAGATAAATATATAGCCTCTACTTGGGGTGCAAGTATTACTTTAAAAGCAGGTGAACCAAAAGAAGTCTCACACGAGCTTGGTCTACTTTGTTTACAAGAAGGTTGCACAGAATATGATGGAGAAATCCCAAAACATATTGAAGAACCAGTTATAGAAGAACCTGTTGTTGAAGAAGTTGTCGAAGAAGAAGCTATTGAAGAAACAATTACACCAGATTTACATAGTATGACTAAAGTTCAATTAGAAGAATACGGTCGTACAATTGGTATTGAGCTTGATAGAAGGAAAAAGAAGGATACTTTAATTCAAGAACTAGAAGCTGCTAAATAAGTAGGTGCTAAATGGGGACGCTTACAGGTGCTAATTTAATTACAAGAGTACAAGATACGTTACAAGATTCTACTGCTGTAAGATGGTCTGAAGCAGAACTTCTTAGGTATATCAACGACGCACAACGAGAAATTGTAAATTTTAGACCTGAAGCTTCTGCGGATCACGCTAATGTTCAATTAGCTACTGGCACTGAACAAACTATACCAGATGTTGGTTTAAGATTAATAAAAGTAGTCCGTAATATGTCAGCAACTGGAAGTAGTGCTACAGGCGCTAGAGCAATTAGGTTAGTTGATATTAATATTCTTAACGCACAAGAACCTGACTGGCATGACCCAACTGTGACAGGGGATGCTACGCACGGGACTATAGTCAAACATTATGTATTTGATGAAGATGACCCAAGAAAATATTACGTGTACCCGGGAGTGTCAGGAAACGCATACGTAGAAATTGTCTTTTCTAGAACCCCTACAGATTTAGCTAATACTTCTGCAACTATTTACATAGATGATATTTATGGAAATGCTATTGTAGATTATGTTTTATACAGGGCTTATATGAAAGACGCAGAGTTTGCCGCTAACTCACAAAGAGCAGGGCAACATTATCAATTATTTACAGCTAGTTTAGGTCAAGGTGGTAGTGCGCAAAACATACTTAGCCCTAATAACGATGCTATAGGAGTTTCATAATGGCTACTTTTAATTCTTTAGTAAAAGAAATATTACCTTATGTACCTTTCTGTCCTGACCCTTTAATAGAGTCGCACTTACGTTCTGCTACTATAGAGTTTTGTGAAAGGTCTAAAGCTTACATATATGATATGGATGCTTTTAATACAGTATCAGGTGTATATGAATATGATTTTGATATTCCTACTGGGACACAAGTTCATCAAGTTTTATTAATGACACACGACGGGCAAGATATGGATCCTATAAGCCCTAGAAGTTTAGAGTTAAATTATCCAGATTGGAGAGATAAAACAGGAAACCCACACGTATATTTACAAAAGTCTGCTAGTTTATTTTGGATAGTGCCTGTGCCTAGCGGAGCAAAACAAGTGTTAGCTAGTGTGGCTTTAAAACCAACTAGGACAAGCAATAACATTGATACAGAATTTTCTAACACTTACAGAGACGGAATTATTTATGGTACTTTATATCGGTTACTACGTATGCCTAGTAAAGAATGGACAGACGTAAATGCTGCTAGAGAGTATCTTTTACAGTTTAACCAAGAAATCCAACAAGCTGAACTAAGAGGCAGAGGTGGAGATTTAGGAGTAAAAAGACGGGTTAAATACAAAGGAATAGGACTACCAAGGAGACGGTATGGAAAGTACGGGAAGGAAATCGACTATTGAGGAACCTGTTTATACTGACATACGGAAGTGT